TATTTTCTATTAAAAGATTATGTATTATATGTTGGTATATTTCTATATGTTCAAGTAATATATCACAAGACATACACTCTTTTTGTTCTTTAAGTCTACTTATTTGAGTATTAGTATAGTTAAATACTTCTTTTTCATGTCATTTAATAGCTTCTTGCATAAATTATTGATTAATTTCTAACTTCATTTTTTGCCATAATTCATTTTGATAAGCACTCATAACAAATCTACAATCTTCAACTTTTAAATGTATTTTATTTTCATCGCAATCTCTAAAAATAATATCATATAGTTCATTAAGAAAATCCTCCATAGGGAAGTTGTTATTTATCCAATCTCCTACCAATCATACTGGACTAGTAAATTGATTTAAAAATACTGTATATTCCTCACTCCTTCTTCATAATTCAGTAGCAATTTGTTTTTTAATTATTTCTTTTCTCTCTCTTAAATTATTTTTTTCAAGTCTTTTTCTAATAAAATCTAGTTTTTTTTCAGATGTTAGCCATACTCTAGCTTTTGCAACTTCTAATATTTGTTCGTTTGTAAGTTTAGTTTTTCATACTGCTTTTGATATTTCCCTTTGTATCGCTTTAAAGTTTTCATCATCTTCAAGAGAATGTTTTTGAAAAATATTTATAAATTTATGAAAACCATTTCTTGTTTCTGCAATTGATTTTTCAAATCCCTCTTTATTTTCAGTAAGCATTCTATCAATATTTCTTTGGTTTTGTTTTAAATTCCACCAAAGCAAAGGATATAATAAAGCAACTGAAAGTATCTCTTGCCCCCAAGAAGCCATAGTATCTGCCATAATTTTATTTTTTAGAATAATCAGTTAAATATCTCCTTGCAACATCAAAAGTTGTAGAGAGTAATAAAGCATAAATAATTTTATAATCAAAATTTCAGCTTTCTATTTGGCTCATAAACATAAGAATAACAGGACTGTAAATAATTACAACCTGTCTTGCTATTCTTTTATAATCTTCAAAACCTAATTCAAATCTTTTAGACATAATATTATAATTTAGATATTAAAATATATTTTTCATTTTCAGCCTCTATATAAAAATCATCAAATAAATTAGCTTTTTCTTTTATCTTTTCAGCCATTTCTAAAGCTGTTATATTTCTAACTTTTGCAAGCTTTGAAATATATTTACTTTTTTTTCAAGAAATTATATTTTCAGCTTTTTTTAATTTATCAGAAAATCTTTTAATTTCTTCTGTTGGATATTTAGAATTAAAATCAGAGATTTTTTTATTAAAATCATTATTTATTTCTATAATTTTATTCTGTTTAATATTCTCTAAAATTTTTATTTTATATCAAAGTATAATTTTTCAATTATTAACTGAAAATTTTACTCATTTATTAATCAAAAATCTATCTTCATTTGATAAATTAAAATCAATAAATATATCTTTATTATTTTTTTTAACTAACTTTATTTCATTATCTGGTATCATCGTTAAAGAAAACTTATCTCAATTTTTAATAATTATTTCCATAATATTTTTATTAATTAATAAACTTGTTGAATTAATAATCTAAATCAACTCATTAAACTTCAATTACTTCATAATAATATATTTAATGAATTTGTTTGATGATTAACTTTGACTGTATTATTAGCATTAGCACTATCCCAATAATTCCATACTTCAATTTCTCATTCATCAGCAATTGTACTACCCCAATAATCTAAATCTCAAAATGTATCTCAAAATTGGTGTCATCTAAATTGTCAATGTCAAGCTAAAAATACTTTATATCTTCAACTTATAACATCTGCTTCTGTTAATCAAAGATTATGTGTAAATGTGAATACTGTATTATTAACTCAAACTACAGCTTCACTTACATATATATTACTAGGATAACTAGCTGGTATATTTACTAATTGTCCTTCAAATTCAAATACATCTAAAGTAGAATTATAAATAAGAGTAGCTATTCAACTTACTCACCAATCTAAATTATCTAAATCCACGGTTCATTGTTGTTTTTTTACTGCCTTTGCTCATAAACCATTTATATTAAGTGTACAAGCTCCAGTATTTGCTACATCAGCTTTAACTTTAAATTCTAATCAATCTGTATAAGTTGTAATTCAAGAAATAGTTATTTCATAGGCATCAGTTCAAGTTGTACTTGCTGAATATGTTAAACTTGATTGCCTTACTTCATCTTTTTTAGCTAATCAAAGATTATATGCATCTTCTGTAATATATTGACTTAAAAAATCTCAATCAGCAAAAGAATATGCATTATTTGCTCTAACTTTTGGGCTTGCACTTTCATCTTGTACACAAGTTTCACTTGCTCTAGTAATTGTTAAAATATCCCCAGTTATATTTGTAACTGTTATTATTTCCCTTTTTGTAACTACTCAACTTTCATAGTGTTCAAAAGTTAAATCAAAAGGGAATACTGTTGGGAATAAAGCAGCCTCTCCAGTATTTACTACAATTGAAGTATCACTTGCCCCATATCCTCAAACACATTGTGTTCTAGCATTATTATATAACATAGTTTTTATTGGTTATTAAATATTTCATTAGCAAAGCTATATGCTTTTTCTAATTGTAATGTTGCCTTTTCATAAGAATAGTCAATTTTCACGATTTGTAAATTATTTATTGCATATCCAGTATTTCTAACTTTTAAAGTATCTCAACATTTTATAGTAAAATAATCATATTTATTATTTACTATTACTTCAATTTTTTTCTTTTCATCTGCATTTTCAACTAAATAACTTGCTCCATATTCATCTGCTGTTGTAACATTTACAAGTTCACTTGATTTATCCAAGTATTTTTCTTTTACTCAATATGTAGTAATACTTCAAGCATCTGTATAAGTTTTAGTTCATCAAGTATATTTTAAAATCAAAGTATTTACTATTTCCCTACCCTCCTCTGTAATAACTAAATTATCAACATCTTTTTTTGTAGTCAATTTATGATTTATATATGCATTTTTATCTCTAAAATATACTTTCCCATCTATATCTATATAAAATTTCAATCAAACAGTATTTGAAAGCTCTCTAAGGCATTCTAAATAATTTTTGTTATTATATACCAAATCTATTGTTCAAATCGTTGTAGGGATACTTCCTACATCGTATGATAATATATTTGTTCAATACTCTGTATTAAAATCATCAATAATATCTTTTGCAATATTACTTGCAATATCCGAATATGTTTCTGTTTTTAATAATCTAGTCATTAATCAACCATATCATACCATAATTAAATCTATATTTTCAACTGTACTTCAATAAGTTTTTTTAATATCTAAAATACTTCAAGTAAAAATATGTGTTCACTTAAAGTAAATTTTTAAAATATCTCATATAGTAAAATCAGTATTTGTAATTTTTAAATCCAAAGTCAAATTCATATTTCAAACTGCACCATTAATATCAGCCGAAAAATTACTTATATCTTCAACTTTTTTTAATGATATAGTTTCTTGATAAACTAAAGATTTATTGTAGACTTTTATATTATACATCTATACATAATTTTTACGATTTAAAATAATAGTATCTAAGTTAAATGTTCCAGTAATTGTATAATTAAAAAAATTACTACCTATAGTCATTTCAGGGAATGTTCAACTATAATCAATTTCAGTTCCATTTAACTCTACTGTTTTTTCTTCTCAATTTATATATATAATATCTCAATCAGTTATTGTTTCAGTAATTGTGATAGTATTATCTCATAATTCAATATTAAAAGCTGTAACAGTTGCAGTATTAAATATCATATATATATTTGGATCTGTTCTTGCTATACCTTCATTTGTTATTTCTTCAGAAAAATTTGTAGTCTTTCAAGTAATATTTGCACTTTGATAGCTATCTTTATACCAAAAAGGCTCTAAACTTTCAAAGGTTAAATCCATAGTTAAGAAAGTTAAATTGTAGTGATTAAATATTTTTGGATTTGAAGTACAATTTACTTTGATTTTTCTATATTCTCAATCAGCCCTCATCCAGCTTAAAGTACTTTCTTCTTTATATATTTCTTTTCTAAATCAATCCAACCTACTTAAAAAATCAGCCTCACTATCTCCCTTAATAGTGACTTGCATTGATATTTCCCTGCCTCTTTTAAAATTACTTAAAAAACCTCTACCATCAATTTGTGGATTATCAAAACTAGATACTTCTGTTATTGTATCATCTTGAATATTTGCAACACTTATATAAGCATTTTGTAGTCATAAATTATTAATTACTACATCATCAAGTGAGGCTGTAGCTGGTACACTTCAACTTGCAAGTGTTGTAGAATTTAATGTGCTTTCATTTAACATATTTTTTTAATTAAGATATACCATATTTTTGCATTTGTAAACTATTTGTAAGGCTTCTTTGGATTTTTTCAATCAATCTATTTTCATCAGCTTCATTATTTACAACAACACCTCACATATTAATATTTATATTTGTTGATCCTCATAGTTTATTATTTGGAGTGACAAATCCATTCCCTCACATCGTTACTATTTCTGGTCCTTTCTCTCATACCAAATATCTTCATCAAGCATTCACAGGTCCACCTGTTGCTCTAGTACCATCTAATCATAAAACAGTCTGTACATTTGCTCATACATTTCAAATTGCATTTGCTGCTTTATCTTTAAAGGAAACTATTTTATCAAATCAGGCTTTCACTATATTTATTGCATTTGTAACAAAAGCAATCATTTCTTCTATAATTGCAACAACTGTATCTTTTATAGATGTAAAAACTGCAATAGTTGTATCCTTAACTGCTGTCCATACTTCTCAAATCTTAGTCCCCATAAATACAAAGGCATCTCAAACCTTCCAACTAAATATAACAACTTCTGCAGCAACAGTTCAAAGCATTTCTCACATTTTTGAAAGAAACCAAATAACATTTCAAATCCATTTTCAAATAGTTTTAAATACTTCAATAGTTGTGATCATAGTATCTTTTACACCTTCAATATTTTCTTTATTTTCTGCCCATAATTTTATACTTGTAGATATATCAGTAATTACTGGAGCCATAACTTTCAATAATTCATTCATAGCTGGAATAAGAGCAACTGCAATACTTTCTTTGGCATCTTTCATAGTTGCACTTAATATTGCTTGTTGTCTTGCTAAACTATTTCCTCATTCCTCAAAAGATTTTTGTGCATCTGTAGATTTTTCAAAGATTAATTGTTGTGTTGCTGTGGCTTTGGCTTGTTGTAATTGTACCCCTGTCAATTCTTTAGTTCAGTTTTCTAGTAGTCTTTGTTGTACATCTGCTTCACTTATAGATATTCAAAGTCCTTTTAATTGCTCTCTTTCTCAAAGCATTGCTTTTGCAAGTATATCTCAAACCTGACTTGCTGTATATTGTCCAGCACTCCATTCACTTAATGCTCCAGATAATCAAAGTAAATCTCCAGTCATTTTTGTTGCTTCTCCTCTAGCAAATCACATTGGTATTAATAAATCTTGAATACCTGCCCCAGCCTTCAAAAATTCTGTTTGTGTTAGTCACATACTATTAGCAGTTTCTTTTGCTAATTGTTTAATATCTCAAATATATTCTCAAAATACTACACCAGCTTTTTTTTGTACTTGCTCTATTTGTGTACCCATATCCAAAAATTGTTTTCCCATCACTCAAATAGCAACTGTCGCAACACCTGCTCAAATACCTATTTTTTTAAATGTTTCAGCATTCTTTTTTCCAAAATCTGATATACCTTTACCAGTTTTAGCTGCTGTTTTTCTTATTCCTTTTAGTTGTTTTTCAACTTTTTTTAATTCTTTACTTGCATAATCTTGGGCTTTTATAACAAGTTCTAAAGTATTGTTTGCCATATTTATAAATTATATGTTATTAAAATAAGTATATCTAAAAAATCGTTTTAGTAAATAAAAACACCCCTTGTTATTTTGGAGTGCTTTTTTGTTCAGCTCTTTTGCTATCAATAAATTGTTTTTTCCTTTCCAACATAAGTATCTGAAAATCTAAATTTATTTTATAAGTATCTTGCTCATCCAGTTCACTAGGTGTGCAGTGATATAATTCTTTTATAAGTAAAAAATCCACATATTCTTTTGGAGTTTCTCATCAAGAATTAATACAAGATTTAATCTTTTGTATCACTGCCTGATCAGGGAGTAGTTTTGATTTTATTTATTTCATTTAAAAGTTTTTCAAAATCTTCTTGTTTCATGTCATCAATCTCATCTTGACTTTTTCAAGTCATTTCCATAACCAAATAATCATTTCCTTTTTCAGCATTATTTGCTGCAATTTTAAATTGCCCATCAGTTCAGACTTCTGCACCATCCAATAGAATAGCATTATACTCTCTATTAATTTTCCTAGTAATAAATTCTTTCATAGTTGTTTGTTTATGAAAATAAAAATATATCCCTCATTGTGAGGGTGGTGGGATAAATCCCTAGAATGTTTATTTTTTTTAAAGGGGTGCAAACAAACAAGCACCCCATATAATTAATATTGTGCTGACTGAGTATTTTGAATATAACCAGTAATCATTGCTGTGTCAGATATACTATATCCTCATTCAAATCAAACTGTTTGTGTCATTATAGCATTATTATCAGTTCCTCTATCCCACTCTGTAAAGTTAAGGTTTGCAAAATCAAAGTTAATTTCTGCTTTTTCAGTTGCTCCAATTAAACTATCTCCTGTTATAGTGATCCTCATTGCTTTATTAGTTCCATCAGTTACATAATCTTTGAAAGTATCATCATCAAATAATGCTTCAAAATCTCCAGTTAGATCTAGCTGTTGGTTATGCATAGTATTTGGTTCTAGACTTCATACTTTGTAAACAGAAGCAACATTTTTTGCTAATTCAAAGTTTACTGTTTGTAAAGCAACTGCACTTGCAGCAGTTAATCCAGCTGTATCAGTTGCAAATTTAACCGTCATATTTGCTACCTTAAAATAATTTTCAGAAGCAAAGGCAACTGTTTCTCCAGTTGTAGTATTTACTGCTTTTCATTTAAATAATCCAGAAAAGTTTACAACACTTCCAACTTCTGCTGCGATACTTAAAGTATCTAGTAAATTATATAAAGCTAAGTTTTGAGTAGTTCAATCTGTAACCATTGAATAACTTTTGTGATCATTACTATTCAATACTGTAAAACTATGTTTATATACTCCAGTTTCAACTGTTGCTGGTGTTGTAGAAGTTCAAAAAGCTGCCGTCATTAGATGTCAAAAAGTTTCTTGTCATACCCAACCCTCAACAGTTGTTTCACTTTCTGCTTTTATTAATTCTTGACCATTACTTCATTCTATTCTACCAATCCCATTTTCATTTTTAACATATTCGTTAATTGGTTTTACAAAAGGACTTGCCGTAAGTGGGATCCAAGTATATGCACTTGCTTCTGTACCTGCTGTTGTTTCTTTTCATAATCAAAGAGAAACTAGTCTACCTATTTTATTGCTCATAGTATTTTATTAAGTTTTAAAATTGCAGTTTTTAAATCTTCTGCCAAAATTGTTTTGTTTTGTTTAGGGAAGTAAAATTTTTTTAATTTTACTTTCTCTTTCTTTATCTTAGTCATAATTGCAAATTAGTAAATTAAATTTCTTCTCACATTTCTAAAGTAACATCTACATTAGCTGTTTGTGTTGGATTTTCTCTTTCCATTGTAATTATTAAATAATCTCATTCGCTTAATACAAAATCAATTAAATCACTAGGTAAATCAACTTCTGCACTACCGTCTAATTGTACTCTTTTACTCCATAACAATTGACAATTAGCAGTTGTAATAGCAGTTGCTACTGTATCAAATTCTATTCAACTACCTTGTTGTGCATCTGAAAAACTAGCACCAGTTATAGCTGTTCAGTCCCTAGTAATATATGCTTTCATTCTTGATTTTTGGTCTGAACTTCAAGTCACTCTTAATGCTAATACATCTCTAGTATTTGGTAAACTACTTAATGTAGATTTTATATGAGCTATTATAACTGGATAACTAGCTGTAGTCACTGCTTTAGTTATTGCATTTGCTACTGAAACATAAGTTGCCCCGTCTCTTTTTCCTCACTCTGTTGATATATCTACACATCATAATCTTATTTCTACTTGTGTTCAGTCTGTATTTTCACAATATACTCCAGCACTAATTGCAGGATTTGCAATTGTTAATTCAGTATTATTTCATAAAAAGTTAGTTTGATATACTAATTTTTGATTTATATAGAAATAATAATCTCAAACACCTCTCCATTGGAATTGTATATCATATAAAGTTCAATTAGCTAAATCTGCCGTACTTATTAATCAAGCTAAAGTTACATCTATAACTTGTTTTACTTTTTCAACACTATCATCTAAAATAACTGCATATAAAACTCAATCCTCTAATTGAAAATAACATCAAGCTATTGTATTTTTAAATCCCAATTGTCTTATTCAAGTTGCTGTAGGTACTGGCATAAATCAAGCTGTACTGAATAAATGTCATCTATTTGGTTGGTATCTTGGGTGTCTTTTACTTCTTAAGAAAGCTGTATCTCATAAAGTAGTTCAAGATTTAATACTTCAATGTCAAGCATCACTCGTTATTCTTGTACTTGGTAATATTTCAACTCAATCTTCAAAAGTAAGCCATAATTGACTAGGTATATTATAAGTCCATAATCAATGAAATAAACTAAAATCTAAAGTTGTTTTAGGTCTACCCCACACATCAGAAGTAATATCAGAAGTTACACCATTTCATCAAGGTCAAGAAGTAGTTTTTAAACTTCAATCTATATTTACTTGTGCTACTTTTGGTTCTCAATTATATTCTCATCAAATTAATTGTTGGTTTGTAATATCTAAGCTCATAATATTTTAATTAAATTATAGAATTTGTTGCTGTACAAGTACATATTATATCAAAAGTTCTCATTGGTTGTTGGTCATCTAACCAACCCCAAGTCACTCCAAAATTAATATTGCACACAGTTCAATTCAATGTTATGTTTTCTCTTTTCCTAAGTTCAGCTAATAGTTCATCTGCAAGAGTTCTCATTCTTGCTTCCATACTTTCAACTGACTTATTTTTATCAACTACCCTGATCCTGAAAGGTACAGTATCCATATTTGTTACAGTGTCTAGTGGTATTTCTACGATATCTAATGGTGTTATAGTTGCACATGGTACACTGTTGTATGTTTTTACATCATAATTATAAACAGAAGCCAATTTTGTAGTTGCTACAAGGCTATTTATAATTGTATACAGTTCATTACTTATTTCTGAAAACATTTGTTATATTTTTAGTAAATATTTTTTTAATTTGATTTGCACTACTTTCCAGAGCTCTTTTCATATAAAATTTTCTACTTGGGTTTTTCTTATTTACATATTCTCTGACTTTTGCATATTTTACATTAGTTCAAATCAATCATGTATCTTTTTTAACTTCTGTTGTTATACTCCTTCTAAGGTTTCAGGTCTGGTATGGAGCATTTCTCACTGCTTTTCATTGTACTAGTAAAGTACTTTGTATCAAGGATTTTTTTATACTTCCTTGTAGATCATAGTTTTGTATCTTGGATGTAACAGTAAATTTAATCATAAGTTCTTAGTATAGTGGCTTCAATATGTTTTCACAACATATCATCAAATAATTTTGTACCTTTTACTTTATAGTCATTTCCATCTTTATCAATAATCATATCTCATATAATAATATTTGTGTTATCTGAAAAAAGCACAAAGACATCACTTATATTTTCTCAGTCCACATTTACGACTGTATCAAACTCTCACGGCTCTATATAACAAGACAAGCCAGTAGTTAAGTCTGTATAAGTACTTTCTCCACTGACTTCTGCCCATCTTTTTACTGTAATTGTATTATTGGTTGTTGCTAGCATATTATTGTATTTTTAATATATTTTTTTAGTCAAACTCAATTTGCACCTTCAAGTATTCCTTTTATAGCTTCTGTATCTTCATAAGTTATACTTATTTGTCATTGAGTAAAACTTTTTATTCAGCTTGTTTTTCTTGAATTGTATAAATAAGAAACTATGTCATAAACTACACCTTTTATTGCATCTGGAATTGTAGCAAAACCATAATTATAAGTAAATGTAATTTTATTAAAAACTGTATCAGTATTTATTGGTGCAAATTGAAAAGTTAGTTTTCTTCCTTCAATATTTGTTTGTCAAACTACTGCATTTCAATTTACAAGAGTTAGATTACTTGGATTTAATTCACTCAAAAAATATTCAATTTTTCAAGTATAATCTTGTGTTTCCTGGTAAGTTGTTTGGGCATTTAAAGTTGTAACCCTTAAAAAATTATTTATGTATGCAGTAGCTATCCCATTTAATACTGCAAGCAGTGTGTCTTCTCAGCTAGTTCATAAATAAGTGTTTAGTTCTGCTTCTGTAACATAATTTCCCATTTTGTTTATTTCTTAGAAAATACTTTTTTATCTTTTTTAACTTCTTTTCTTTTTTTTGCTTCTACTGAAACTCCAAAAATATTTCAATATGCTTTTGTAACATATAATCATTCAGCTTTTGAAACTTCAACTATTTCTCCAGGTTTTAAATCTTTTTTATTTCAAAAAACTGCAGTTCTTTGAGTTGCTTCACTCTTATTAACAATAAACATAATTTTTAATATTAAATAATAAATTATATATAAGCACTAACCGAAGTTAGTACCTATAATAATCTGTTATATAGTAACATTGATTAATGAAGCCACTGAGTCAGTGTCTTTTATAGTCATTGCAAATCTAGTATGTGCAGATATTCTGAATTGATCTAAGTTAGGTAAATACTCAACATTAGTTTTCAGTTCTCTTTTGAAACCAGTTATGATATCATCTCTGTATACTAATACAGCAGTACCAAGAGTATTGTTACCTGCAGTAGTAGAAACTTTACCATCAGCTTCAGTATTAGGTGTATCTCAGTTTGTTACAACTTCAATTCCATCTATTGCTGAAAGTGTACCATTTACAAAAGTTGCAGCAGTTCCAAATTTTTCAATAGTTTCAACTTGTGTTAAACCTAGTAATTTGTAATAAACATCTGCTGACAAAATCCATAATAGTTTTTGTGGATTTAATCCTTTTCTACCTAGTAATTTTCTAGCAGCTCTGAAATCAGTACTATCAAGAGTTCCAGCATTTACTGTTTTTGAGTTATCTATTGCAGCTTTTCTCATACCATTTAATTGTAAGTAGTATGTTCCAGCAGTTGGTGCAGCATCATCAAGATTTACATTACCAGTTGCAGCTGTAGTAGTATCACCATTAATCATTACTTTGTCTAATAGTTCAACATAAGCAGCAGCAATTTTACCTTCAACAAAAGGTCTGATTGATACTATACTATCTTCATCTAGTTCTCCAGATAAATATGTTATAGCTGTAAACTTTTTAGATGTAAGAGTGATTGAACCAGTACCAGCATTTGAACTTGTGTATTCAGTTCCAGGTCCAGCTGTATTTTCAGATGTTCCATAGAATGTTGGATCTGCTCCCTCAGTTGGAATTTCAAAAGTTCCAGTAGGCATAGTTATTGGAGTAGGTAGTTTTGATAATACACTTTGTGCATCTCTAACTTTTTGTAGAACTGTACTTGCCATACCAGTATCTATAAAATCAGCACCAGCACCACTTTCAGCAGTATCCATTGCATCTCCTTTTACTTCCATTTTTGTGTTAAGAGCTTTCTTAACTAGAGCTAATTTTTGCTCATCTGTCATCTCAGTTTTCATAATTTTTAAAATTATAATATAAATTAATAGTTTTCTTTTGCTTCCATTAGTTGTTTAACCAGTGGATCTATAACAGTTTTCTTTTCAGCCCCACCTAGAGAAGCCAGTCCTCTTTTTATTGGCATTGCTTCCACTACTCACTTTATTTCCTGTGTTCTATCAGATAACTGTATTAGTGTATCTAAAAGGCTACCCACAAGTTCCTTTTGTTCTGCAAGCTCTTTTTTCATAGCTTCAAAACCTTTTTCTAATTCTTCAAGCCCAGCTTCGTTATTTTCAACTTCTTCTGTTTCAGTTTCTTCAGTTTCTTCTGCATTTTCAGCAGTTTCTTCTGTTTCAACTTCTTCAGCTTCAGTATCTTCAGCAGACTTTTCATCTGCACTTTCAACTTCATCTGGATTTACTGTATTAGTTCATTCAGTTATTTCTTCTTCTTTTTTTTCTGTATCTTCTTCTGTTTCTTCAAGTCCATCTTCTCCAAGTACTTCTTTTTCTTCTTCAATTTTTTCTTCTGTTTCTTTAATTTCAGTTTTCATAGTATTTTTATTATTAATAAATTCATCTTCTTTTATTTCTTCAAAAAATGATTTAACACTTTTTGATAGACTAAATAGAGATGTTGGATTTGCTGGAGTACTTACAACTGATACTTCTATTAAGTCCAATTCAGTAATCTCTCTAATCTCTTTTTCTCATACCATTTTATATTCCCATTTTTTTGGAATAAATCAAATAGAGAAACCTTTTAATATTCAATCCTGTATGTTCTTAAAAACATTATCAATATCATTTGTTATTTCAACTGTAATATTTAATCCTTTTTTATTTATTTTACTGTCAACAGTTTTTCAAATTGGTTTATCTGAATTGTGTTGTAATAATATAACAGGATTATTCATATACCCCTCTATTGCATTTTTAAATGCTTTAGGGTTTACTATGTCATTATATCTATCAATATCAGGAGTAGAAGCAAAACCTTTTATCTTAATACTTCCTTCTTTAAGCTCAACCTCTTTCATTTCAGCTTGAAAAAATCTTGTTTTCATATTTAGTTATTTAAAATATATTATCTTTATATTATCCCAATTTTATTATTTGTAAATTAAAATTATCTTATTTCATTAAAACATCTAATTTCTTCTTCATAATTTTTCCTTATATATTCATCTCATTTCTTTATTTCATCAAGGGTCCAACCATCATTGTATTTTTCAATTGCTTCTTCAGTGCAAACAATATTATGCATTGCGAAGAATGTTCTGGTCTTGATCCTTGTCATAATTTTTTAAAGTTAATTTGTTAAACTACTTTATATATTAGTGAACATCTACAGTTTGGTGGTGCTGGAGCTACTTTAGTTCCAGTTCAACTAAATGGTATATCTAAAGGGATATATCAGTCAGTTTGGTTTTGATGATGTTCTGGTCTTACTTTTTCATCATTTACTGTTAGCCATTTTTTCAATACTATTTCTCCTTCATCTTGTAATTCTTGCATTGGCATAAACTTTCCTTGCTCATAAGCAGTTCATAATTCAGCTACTGCTATCATCTTACTCCTATTTTTAGAAAACACAACAGGATCTATCTTGTTTATATCTTCTGCTATCTCAGTATAACTTAGTCCTTCGCTTACTCATTTGTTTACCAGGTTTGTTACTCTTACATAAGTAGTATGTCCTATACTTCATTCTAAATAATTATTTGAATGTATAGTTACTAAGTCATCCAGGTATCTAACTGCTGGATCATTTCTTAAGTCCCAGTTAATTGCAAAGTTTGGATTGAATTTTAATGTTTCTTTTGTTCATTTACTTATAACTGGTTTTGCTTTAGTTGAAATAATTGTAGCCATTCATAAAGATATTTCTTCCAATAATTCTTTTAAGTCACTATTAAAATCTTTTTGAGTATCGTATTTTATCAATAAAGCCTGTACTTCTTTTTGTGATTTGCGAAAAAACCTATACATTGAATTTGTAAAGGCTTTTTCTTTTTTTACTAAATATCTATTAATTGGCATAGTTTATTTTTTAGGTATATCTTGTAAAGGTACAACTTCATTTACTCCAACATCTTCTAATAATTCATATCATTGTTTTATCAAAGAAACATCAGCATTTTCATCTTCAAATTTTTCTTCTCATAATTCCTTTCTAACTTCATTAATTGTCATTGCTCACATTCACAAAAGTTTTTCAAAGTCAGTTATTTTTTGTGAGAAGTCAAATTGATTTAAGTCTAAGAATTCTAATCTGATATTTGGATTAATTGCTTGAATTAAAACATTTAATATATTTTGTACTTGATTTTGTAGTGGTCTTATTGTATTTTCTATGTATTTTCTATATTGATTGTCAGATGTAGAATAATTGACCCCGTCAGAATATCACAAAATTGTTTTTGGTACTCACATAGCCGAGCATATCCTTTCTGTTGTGAAGCCTCTTAAAGTAGTGAATTCCATATCTTTTATCCCTCAACTCAATTGTTTTACCTCTTTTATACCAGTAGAAGCCGAAATCTTGTGTCTTCCCCTTCATCAAGTGAATTGATCTTTTAATACTTTGATCGCTTGTTTCACTTCAGTTTCATCTAAGTCATTCTCTAAAGTTATCAATGTACTAGGTATTGCATTATTTTTGAAAAAAGCATAGTTACTTCTACCACTTTCTTTATCACTCATTATATCGTAAGTCAATGTTTCAACTTTTGATATTCCTTGTACTTCATTATCTGGATCTAGCATATCTTTAAAATGCCATAGTTCATTTGGCAAAAATTCTTGAACATTTCCTCATCTGGTTTGTATGTATCTTAATACTTCTCAATATTTGTTTGCTATAATTCTCATAGTTCTAGGATCCAGTATTTGAAAACCTATAATAATTTCCATTCAATTTTTAATTGGAATAATGAAAACATCACCAGAAACTTCTAAATCTCTAATTATAAGATTTTTCATCATATCAAATCAATCCCCATAATTTAAAGCATTTATTATTGGGCTATTCCTTACTTCATTTTCTCAATCATATAGCATATATCAATCTTTACCAACTGTTTGGTATAGTTCTTCCACACATCTTCTCAGGTCTGTGTTTTCCCTATATAATTTATAATACAGACTTGTACTTGTTACAAGGTTGCTATCAAATCAAAATGTAGCACCATTGTAACTATAACCTGCTTTATCTCATACTGCTTTTTTTTCAAAAAACTTTTTTCCAAATAATTCCATATTTTTTTAATTAATAAATATTTCTTTTATAATAATCACTTTACCAATATTGTAAATTATTTATATGCTTTTATGTATTGTTGTTTGTTTGTTTTTTTCAGAAATAACTTAGAAGCTTTTGTGGATTTTTCAATTGCTCTTTGTGAACATCTATCTATTAATTTATTTCATATTTCATACCAGGCTGTCACATCATTAGTTTTATAATAATTTAAAAACTGTTTATGATCCTTACATATCTTGTATAAATCTAATAATCTCAAAAATGTTATAAGTTCTTTTTTAGTTATCATATTTGTTTATTTAGAAGCTATCAATAATAAAACTCTTTTTTGCTTTCCTGAAACTGTATACCATACTATCAACTTCATCATCGTGTTCAACATCAGGGAAGGCTAGTAGTTGTTCTACCAGACTATATGTTTTTTCTCTATTAAAATATATATTACCTTGCTCGAAGTCCCCTTGCCATTCCATCAGCCTTGTTACTTTATCCCTGTTTGGGGTTACTTCTGTGACTGCAATATTTTCTGCTTTTAATAGTTTTGCCATAACCTTCTGGAAGGCTACAGTTTCAATTGTAACTTTGTTTGCTCTCCATTTTTCATATAAACTTTTGATAGTTTTAGTTGCTTTGAATGGATCTTTATTTTTTCAGGTTAATCATATTGACTCCAATACATATTTTCTTTTTCCTATCTCTCCAGTCACAGTAATTCAGAAAGGGTCAGAGTTTGTTTTTTCACTTATTGCTGGATCGGTTCAAATATTTATATAATCAAAGGCTTCTCATTTATAATCAAAGTATTGTATGTGTTCTTGTTTGATTATAGTATTTTCAGACTGGAAGGGTATATTCATAAACTCCTGATTGAATAGGGTGCTTCATATTTCCAGCTTTCTTTTTTCAAGTTCTTCCAAGCTCCACATATCTTCCCAGAGTGGTATTCAATTATTTATAGCCTGGTATTCAATTACTTTCCATTTTTTATTGTCTTTGATATATTTTACCATACACATATTACCTACAATCGTTCAGAGGATTACTATTTTTCCTCCTGGTAGTAATGTATTATATAATGAAGTAAAGAACCACATTCTTGTTTTATCTACTACTGATTTTGTCATTACATCTTTATTCTCATCCAGGTCATCTACTATTATTCTTTTTGGTCTTTTTCATCTTACTGGGTTTCATTTACTTAATGTTTCAATACTTTCTCAATTTGTAAGCTCTAGCATTTTTTCCTTCCATTTTTTTGTCCCTGTTATTTCCTGTGTTTTTATATCCTGTCTTGGTACTAAATTTCAAAAAACTTTTTTAATAAGCATATTTGTTTCTAGTTCGTGTTTGATTTTTCATACACTCTCGCTTCATAGTCCTGCAGGTGCTATATATAATTGTGATCAATATATTTCATAGCAAAGCGAATGAATAATGTCTATAAGTATTGTTGTTGTTTTCCCATGTCATCTTGGGCATATAATACAGGCATTATCTATTCCACTCAATACATCTTGTATTTGATTATGGAAGTCAGGTGTATTTTTTCCTTTCCAATGTCCTAAGAAATAATCTCAAAAATATTCTTTATCATAGTATCATTTACTATATACATATTGTATTTCCTGAGACTCATTTAATTCTATTTGGTTTTCTTCAAGGTATTGGATTTCTTCTTCTTGGAGTAATATCATAATTCTTTTAGTTTATCTCAAATAGGATTATCGCTTACCTCTATTTTTGCATCCACCAATACTGGTTGTGTTGCTTTTCATACACCTCTATCAAGCATTTTTTCTATAACATCAAAATTATTTTTCTTAGTCAAATTACTAGCTATTACTTTCACGAGCATAGGTTGAGTACTATCTGCAAATAATTGTTTAAGCTCTTTTTCTGTGAGCTGTATCATCTGCAGGTATGTTTCTTCTATGTCTTTTTTAATAGCAGGATCGTAGCCCATATCTCTCATTTGCTGATTGATTAGGCTTATTCCTTTTTTAGGTCTTCAGTTAGGATTTCAAGATTTCCCTTTCTTAAATTTAACTCCTAGATGTGCTATATTTGGATTTCACATAATTGTCTGTTATTAGTCTGTTAAACTATCCCAAGCAAAACCATTTCAGAAGTGTCACCACTTAGCTGTTTCGTAGAACTTTGGCTCTGTTAATCTTAGGTATTTTCTTATTCACATAGGTGTTAGATCTATTTTCCATTCTTCTTTTATTTTTTGATAATTTATAAGTTCAACTCCTTTCTTATCACTTTCAAATGTTACCATTACTGGTTCTGCTACTCCTATTGAGTATGCTATTTTTACTTTTACCCATTGTAAATGTGAAGCTTCTTCTAATATTTTATTTGCAATTCTTCTTGCAATATAAGCTCAGCTTCTATCTACTTTAGTACAATCTTTTCATGAGAAAGCTCCTCATCCTATTTCTATTTGTGGTCAGTAATTATCTACTGCAAGCTTTCTTCAGGTTACTCCTGCATCTGCTTCAAATCCTCCATTATCCCATAATCAAGCAGGGTTTATATGGAAGTTAATTTTTGTATGTTC